GTTAATATTTTTTTATAATAATTAAATGATTAATGATTATGTTATTAAACTAATAGAAAATTTACCTGATGAAATAAAAAATGTAAAAGAACCTGTAAAAATGGATTTAATATTAGATGGAGGTATATTTAATGGAAGTTATCATGTAGGTGCTTTATATTTTTTAAAAGAGATGGAAAAAAGAAATTATATTAAAATAAATAGAATATCAGGTTGTAGTGTAGGTTCGATTGTAGGTTTTTTATATTTTATAGATGGTCTTGATTTAATGCATAAATTATATGATTTAATTAATAAAGATATTAGAAAAACATATAGTTTAAATTTTATAAAGAACTTGAAACAGTATTTAGGAGACCATATTCCAAATGATATATGTGATAAAATAAATGGCAGACTATTTATTACATATAATAACTTAAAAAAAGGCACTAAACCAGTAAAATTTGTATATAAAGATATTGATGATATATTAAATACAATTGTTAAATCAAGTTATATACCATATTTGGTAGATGGAAATATATTGTATGAAAATAAATCAATTGATGGGTTTAATCCATTTATTTTTAAAGAAAGAAATAATAAAATATTGTATTTGGACCTTTTTGGTAGTGACAAAGTAGGTAATTTATTTAATGTTAAAAATGAAAAAACAAATTTTCATAGAATTCTCTCTGGTTTATTGGACGTACATAGTTTTTTTATAAAGCAAAACAATACTTCAATGTGTAGTTATGTGAATAATTGGACTTATTATAATATTGGATTCAATAATATTAAAATTATAATAGAAAAAATATGTATTTACCTAATACATTTATTATTATTTATAAAAACAAGAATTCCAGATGAGTTTAAAGAAAATATAATATATAAAATAATATCAAAAATATCATACGACATTTTTATCATAATATTTGAGAACTATTGTTTATAAGTTTAAATTATTAAGCATAAATATGTTAATATTTATATGGACGATATTAAAATTTCAGATATTGAGTTTTTATTAGAAGATATCATTTATGATTTAAATGAGAGTTCATTTGGTTCATTTGATTTATTTGGTTTATTTGGTTTATTAACAGATAATTATATTAACTATATTTATTTGGCTTTTGTTTTTGTTTTTGTCACTCTTTTAGTAGTAATATTTTTAATATATAAATTTTATGTAAATAGAGAAAAAAAAGTCACATTCCAAGATAAAATAGACGAATATTATGGCGACGTTTGGCCTCGTTAATAGTGTTTGCGAGTTTTACCTCCATAAAGTGCAAGAATTTTATTCTTTTTAGTACCAGTTTTCTTTTTTCTTTTTTTTTTATCTGGTTTTATACTCATTTCTAATTTTATATTTTTAATATCATCTGGTTTATAATTTAAAAACCATTCTTCCATTTCTTCTTTATCACCTTTTTGTTTTAGTTGTTTGTACTTGGCTGCTTTATTTGCTCTCATTTCTTCAACAGATTCTTGATGACCATAACAATTTATACTAAACCGCTTAAGCAGTCCTTTTTGCTCTAATCTATTTTTTTGTTGTACGTCAAATAAAAACTTTGACATACATAATATTCTATCTAAAAATTCATTATAATAAGGTCTGTCAGCATATAAAAATGCTAAATAAAAACTCAACATAGTATCAATTGTTGCTATTTTTACTTTTTGACCTTGGATACCAATAACATTATAACTATGACAGGCAATAGGTTTATAAATAAAAACTACTGTATCACTTCCTATTTTTATTTCATAATGTTCTGGAATCACCTCTCCAACAGGTTGTCTTTTAATAATTTTTACATTTTTAATTCCAATATCTTTTAAACGCTCATTTACTATTTGTGCCGTTGTTTCTGGATCATTTGATAAAACATCAAAGTCAGCAACCTTTTCTAATTTATATTGTAGATTTTTTGGCATATATTGCGAGTATAAAGATATAGCATAACCTCCAAAAAATACAACACCTTGATTAACAAGACTATTTCTTACAATATCAAAAATTTTATCTTCTTCATTCTTATATTCCATTTCTCTCTGAAATTCGCCATCATTACAATTTATATCTGTAATAGGATAATGTTTATTTAAAAGTGATAAACGTTTCATTACCTTTTCCCATCTACTTGTATCTCCAGCTGGTCTTGACAATTCTAAATACATTGACATTCTTAAATAGTTTGGTGGAGTATATAAAATTCCTCCAACACGAATAGAATCTTTCTTAACGGCATTATAAATCGGTTTTGGTAAAAAGGTTAAATCGGCTACAGGTATATAGTTGACAAAAACCTTATATGTTCCATGATGTTGTCCTGCTTTTGCCTCTACATTTGTAAAACCTTTTTTATAATATATATCTGCTAATTCCTTGGCGTCATCTAATGCATTTGTAGTAAAAAAATCATAATCTGGAACTTCTATATCTTTATTATAAAATTGGTCTTCTGATGGTAATATATTATTAATTGCTGTACCTCCATAACAAATTAAATTCTTTTTTTTAATAAAATCTTCAACAATTTTAATAATATTTTTGATATCATCAGAATTTACAACACGTTTTGCGATTTTTTCTTCTGCTTTGTCGACAGCCATCCTTAATATTGCTAATTCACAATCGTCAAATGTTAAACCTTTGCAAGTATTTTTTGGTTTCATTTATATTATATAATAATTAGATAAATTATTATATAAATATGATAATTAGATAAATTGTATACATTTGAAGATTTTGAGCGGTGCTCTAAAACTTTAAACTGTAAAAGTCTGTATTTGCTTCTCTCGTTGAATATGAATATGCTGGATTTTGAGGTGTTGGTGTTGGAATTGTAACTGGAATATATCTTAGTTCTTCTGGTTTTAAACTAAAGGCATACCCTGATCTATCAAAAAATAACGCATTTTCCATTAATAAATTATCTACAAATTGATAACGCATAGCAATCATTTGACAACCAAAAGCTCTACATAATGCTCCACTTGGATTTGGAGGATTGACACCTTTATCAGGAAAAACGATTGTCATACTTTTTCTATTATAGTCTGTTAGCTCTTGTGTATCTGGATTATTCTTTATACCATAATAATCATATGCTCTTGTAAATATTGAATTACTAGTTAAATTTACATATTCCAAGAATTCTAGACTTTCTAAAAATGAGTTATTTATTCGGTCAACAATTAAAATAACTTTATTCTTAAAAGTCAATAAAGAAGTATTTCCTAAATTTTTCCCAGAATTTTCAAAACTGTATTCTTTACCAAGCATAATATTATCATATGATTTAAATATAACTGCTAAATTTTTATAAACATCTTGTATATTACTTTTAATTCTTAAATGAATTATAAGTGGATCAGTAGGATTTGGACATGTTCCTCCAGAAAAAGCATAATTATTGATTGTATCCATTACACTTGCGAAGTTAACAGAATTAAATGTTTCTTTAACATAATAGTCATCTGTTGTACTTGTTGAAACAACTGGATTACTATCAACTGAGTATATTTCAAAGTCTAAACATCTTACACCTTCTTTTATAACAGCCTTAAGATTACATAAATTTACAAAATCATTTTTATAACTTCCTCCAGAACAAGCATTATATGCAGTTTTTATATAATAATCAAATAAATTGTATGTACAATCAGGGTCATTATTTGAAATAGGTCTTATATTTCCATTAACTGTTGAGTATAATGTATTCATATAATCGCATTCACGATTATCTAATTTACTTAAATAAATCATATAACCGATAAATATAATCAAAATAATAAAAATAAATGCCATAATTATATATGATTGAAAATCTTCATCTAAGTCTTTTAATTTGCTTAAATAATCTGTAGGTTGGGTTGTTGAAGACATTACTAATATATTAAAGTATTATTAATTATTACGTTTATAAAGTTTTGGTATAATATTTAGTCAATTTATCTCTTAAATTGAAAGTGGGGATAAATAATATAAAAGTTTTTCTTTAGTTATATAATAATATGCCATTTGTGAATTTGAAATATGTCGAAAGCAGGCTAGCTATGGCAACTCTTATGGAAAACCATTACGATGTAATGAGCATAAAGAAGATTATAAATTAGTGAGTCAGTTATGTCAACGTAGTAATTGTATGATATCTTCTTGTTATAATTTTGAAAATGAAAATAAACCAATGTATTGTATGGAACATAAAAAATATGATATGGTTAATGTTAAAACTAACATTTGTAGAGAATTAAACTGCAAAACAATTCCAATTTTTAATTATGAGAAAGAAATAACAGCATTATATTATATCAAACACAAAAAAGAAGAAATGTTTAATATTAAAGCAAAAAAATGTATAGAAAGTAGTTGTGATAATCAACCAAATTTTAATTATGAAAATATAAAAAATGGTATTTATTGTTCACAACACAAAAAAGATGAAATGATAAATGTTACAAGTACTAAATGTGTTGAACTAAATTGTTTTAAAATACCATCTTGTAATTTTCAAGGTAATAAAAAAAGGTTATATTGTTATCAACATAAAAAACATGGAATAATGAATTTAACAAATATTAAATGTCAAAATGATAATTGTTTAACAACATCAATTTATAATTATGAAAATGAAAAATATCCTATTTATTGTTCAAATCATAAAATATCTAACATGGTTGATATTTTTCATAAAAATGTAAATCTAATTATTGTCTAGGAACACGAGGAAATCCTAAATATAAAGGTTATTGTAGTCCTTGTTATCAAAATTTATTTCCAAATGATATATTAACTTTACAAATGCGTTCAAAAACAAAAGAAATAGATGTAAGAGACTTTATTAATTTAAATTTTGAAGGATTTCAACATGATAAACCTATTTGGACTGGTAATTGCGACTATACATATAGAATAAAATTTGACCATAGAAAAATAATTGGTAACACACTATTATGTATTGAAACAGATGAGAATCAACATAAAGATTATAAAGAAATTGATCAAGAAATTCGTTATGATGATTTATTTATGTTACACGGCGGTAAATTTATTTTTATTCGTTTTAATCCTAATAAATTTAAGGATAAAAATAGTAAATCAGTTAATCCAATGCTTTATACTCGTTTGCCTATGTTAAAGGAAGAAATTGAAAAACAAATTAAAAAAATAGAAAATGAAGAAAATACAGAATTAATAGAAATAATTAAATTATATTATGATGAAATAAAGAATTAAAAAAATAATGATTATATATATATATATTAAAATATGGCAGGCGGCTTAATGCAACTTGTAGCAATAGGACAACAAAATATTTTACTAAATGGTAATCCTAGCAAGACTTTTTGGAAAGCCTCGTATAAAAAATATAGTAATTGGGGTACTCAAAATTTTCGCCTTGATTACACAGGAACTCCTTCACTCAATTTAACAACTGAATCAACTTTTAATTTTACTGTAAAGAGATATGCCGATCTTCTTATGGATTGCTATATTTCAATCAATTTACCTAGCATTTGGAGTCCTATTATGCCTCCACAAGCTGTAATACAACCTGACGGCACTATTGCTTATACAGATTGGGCTCCATATGAGTTTCAATGGATTAAAGACATTGGTGCACAAATTATAAGTCGTATTACTATTAATTGTGGTAATCAAAAACTTCAAGAATATTCAGGTCAATATATTTTAGCGTCAGCTGAGAGAGACGCTTCTAGTTCAAAATTACGATTGTTTAGTGAGATGATTGGTAATATTCCTGAATTAAATGATCCAGCTAACTCTGGAACACGTGTTAATGCTTATCCAAATGCTTTTTATACAACAAGTCCAGCAGGTGCTCAACCATCTATAACTGGTAGAACATTATATATTCCACTTGGCGCATGGTTTAATTTAGTTACAACTCAGGCATTTCCATTAATAGCGCTTCAATATAATGAACTTCAAATAAGTGTATCATTTAGACCAGTTAATCAATGGTTTACTATTCGTGATGTAATGGATTATACAAATAATTATCCTGTTGTCGCTCCTAATATGAATCAGTCTTATATGCAACTTTATAGATTTCTCCAGACACCACCAGATGAAATATTAGGTCCTACATCATATGTTGATACAAGAACAAATTGGAATGCTGATATTAATTTAAATTGTACTTATTGTTTTCTCTCAAATGATGAATCTGAAATATTTGCTAAAAACGAACAAAAGTATATTTTTAAGCAAGTTTATGAGAAACCTTACTACAATATAACAGGACAAAATAAGGTTGATTTAGATTCAATAGGTATGGTTATAAGTTGGATGTTCTATTTTCAGAGAAGTGATGTTAATTTGCGCAACCAATGGTCAAACTATACAAATTGGCCTTATGATTACATGCCGCAAGATGTTACTCCTGGTTCGAGAGCAGGTGATTTTACAAATCCGGATCCAACTGGTCCTCCTCTTATTGGTCCAGGTTTAAATCCAGATGGTTCTTTGAGTGGTCTTTACACAACTGGTATATATAATTCACAAAATATTAAATACATTTTGATAGCATTAGGTATACTTTTGGACGGTCAATATAGAGAGAATATGTTGCCTGCTGGAGTTTATAATTTTGTGGAAAAATATGTTAGGACAGCTGGTAACGCAACTCAAGGACTATATTGCTACAACTTTTGTTTAAATACTGATCCATTTGTTATACAACCGTCAGGAGCCATGAATATGAGTAGATTTACAAACGTCCAATTTGAGTTTACAACTATTAGTCCTCCAGTTGACCCATACGCTCAAGTATTAACTATTTGTGACCCTACAACAGGTAATATTGTTGGTATTAATAAGCCTACATGGCGTATTTATGGTTACAATTATGATATGTATTTGATGGAAGAGAGAGTCAATATGGTGATTTTTGTTGGAGGAAATGCTGGTCTCTTATATGCGACTTAAATAATAATTTTATTATTATTAATGGCATTCAAATATATAATTTTATAGATGATATATCAAATACAATATTTGAAATATTATCAGCAAAGTGAAATAAGTGTAAAAATAATATAAATGATTAAAAATTTTACAAAGTAAATATTACACTGAAGATTTAGTTCTTTAAATTACTTTAAATATATTATATTATTGAATTTAAAGACATTTGCAATATA